ACCAAAGTATGGACGCTATCGTCCCTGGTCCCATGCGTGTCATGCGTTGGATCAAGGCTCATGTTGGTCAGTACATCCGCAGCGGAGCTGATCACATTGAATGGACTACACCCTCTGGGTTCGTGGTTAATCAGAAGAGGAACAAGCGAGAGACTGAACGGATGGAGCTTCAGCTGCTAGGTACGACTAAAGTTACCTTGTCAGTTGGAGAGGGGGAACCCTGTGCCACACGTCACAAGTCCAGTACTGCTCCGAATCTGATACATTCACTGGATGCGTCCATCCTCCATGAAACATTTCAGAGGTTCAATGGACCATTCACAGTCATCCATGACTCGGTACTATGCCGAGCAACTGACATGGGAACACTCAATGCACTCGTGCGAGAGACCTACACGGACATCTTCACACGGGACTGTTGGTTGTCAAAGTTCGGAGAAGCTATTAACGCTACTGAAGAACCTCCCATCGTCGGTACACTAGACCCTGAGGTTGTCGAAGAGTCAACCTACTTTTTCTGCTAATTCCACCATCATCATGACGACCCACGTCACTAAAGATCCCGTCACCCTGGAGGGCTACCAAGCCATCCTGAAGCCGTCAGAGTATGGCTTCACCCTGACTGCTCTGCTTCCCAAGGACCTTGTCGAGGCCCTGGAGGATGAGCGTGAGGGAGGGCTCGAATGGGCTCGTAACAAATCAAAGAACCCTCGTCGAGCTGTCGTCAACCCAGAGCCCTGGGAAGAGGTCAGTGGGGGTATGTATCAAGCAAAGTTCCGCTGGAAAGAAGGCGACAAGCTCATCCCTGTCGTCGTTGACACTGAGGGCACCGCTATCACTGACACCAACCTGCCTCTCTACAGTGGCAGCAAGGTGAAGCTTGCTTTCGTTCAGAAGCCCTACTCACTGCCTGCTGGCAACATCGGCACCTCTCTCAAGCTCAAGGCCATCCAGGTCGTCAGCCTGAACACTGGTGCTGGTGTCGTTGACAACGGTGACATGGACGCTGCTGATGCTGCAGCTCTGTTTGGTGAGACCAAAGGCTACAAAGCCTCTGAGCCGAACCCTGAGGCTGCTCCTGCTGCTGATGTAGACGAGGACTTCTGAGAGTTCGATGATCTATACGACGCTTACATCGTCCCTGATTCCCACTATGCTTAAAATCTGATGCGAAGTCGCCTGGAAGAACAGGTGGCTGCATTGCTGAAAAAGCTGAACATCAAGTTTGAATACGAACCTGATAAGTTCAGCTACGTCATCGAGGCTAAGTACACCCCTGACTTCAAGGTCGGGGACGTGTACCTCGAAACCAAGGGGTTCTTCAAGCCTGCTGATCGTCGCAAGATGCTCGCAGTCAAGAAGGCCAACCCCGACCTCGACGTACGCCTGGTCTTCCAAGCGCCGTACAATAAAATCAGTAAATCTTCTAAAACCACCTACGCCATGTGGGCCGAACGCCACGGCTTTCAATGGTGTTCATACACTACTATCCCGCTTTCCTGGCTCAATGAAAACAAACAAGCTGGCAGGCAAGACCTTCATTCGGAAGAAACGGAAGAAGGTGAAGCCCAAACTGGGTGCTAAGGTTTATCGTGGTCAAGGCCGTCGATGAATGGACAACGATTCGGAGTTCCAACGCCATGAGCCGTGCCCTAGCTGTGGTAGCAGCGATGCTCTTGCTCGCTATACCGACGGTCATGCTTACTGCTTCTCTTGTGGACACTACATTCACGCTGAAGAAGAAGCTGGAGCAGAGAAACAAAACCATCGAACGTTTGCTCGAATGATGCTTCAAGGGTCACCTGTCCGCCTTGCCAAGCGCGGACTCACCGAGGAGATTTGCCGCAAGTATCGCATCCACAAGGATGGCGATCAGCTGCGGTTCCACTACTTCGACTCCTCTGGTCAGGTGTGTGGTGCCAAGGTCAAGACCAAGGACAAAGCCTTCAAATGGGACGGTAAGAATACCGATCACCAGTTGTTTGGTCAGCACTTGTTCCCTGACTCAGGTACCCGCCTGACTATCTACGAGGGCGAGCTGGACGCTGCGTCTGGCTATGCTGCCATGCCTACCTGGCCTCACATGTCCGTCCCTGACGGTGCACAGAGTGCCAAGAAAGCATTGCAGCGTGTCATGCCCCTGCTTCAGGGCTACGAAGAGATTGTCTTGTTCTATGACAATGACGAGCCTGGTCGTGCAGCTGCTGAAGAGTGTGCTCAGATCCTGCCACCTGGCAAGGTCAAGATCGCTCGCATGGAGAAGTACAAGGATGCCTCTGATGCCCTGCAGGCAAACGATGCAGAGGCCATCCGCCGAGCAGTGTGGGACGCCAAGACCTATCGTCCTGACGGCATCGTCGATGCCAAGACCCTGCTCGATGACCTGACTACACCAGAAGAACCCTGTGCCCATGAGTTCCCCTTTCAAGGATTACAAGCAAAGCTTCGAGGGATCCGGTATGGAGAACTTACAACGATCACTGCAGGATCTGGCATCGGTAAATCCTCATTCTGTCGTGACCTTGCAACTCACCTTCTTAACGAGGGAGAACGGGTCGGTTATGTGGCGTTGGAGGAATCCAACCGCCGTACAGCTCTAGGCTTGATGTCTGCTGCCACTGGGCAGTCCCTTCATATCGGAGAACATGACCGAACTACTCTCACCAAGGCGTATCAGGATTCTATTGCTAAGTGGAATCTCTTTCTTTTCGATGGGTTTGGTTCTTTTGATCCTGATGTCATCTACAACAGAATTGAGTACCTTGCCACCGGTCTTGAGGTGCGTGTTGTCTTCCTTGATCACCTCAGCATCCTGCTCAGCGGGCTAGATGGGGATGAGCGTCGGATGCTCGACATCACGATGACCAGGCTGCGCTCCCTTGTTGAACGTACTGGCATCGCCTTGTTCCTTGTATCCCACCTGCGGAGAACGTCCAATGACACAAACCACGAGGAAGGAGCCCGCGTCACACTCGGACAGCTACGCGGATCGGCTTCGATTGCTCAGCTCTCAGATCAAGTCATCGCACTGGAGCGAGATCAACAGAGCGGATCTGAACGAGATGGCACAACAGTGCGCGTCCTTAAGAATCGCTATTCAGGCGAGGTTGGCATCGCGTGTCAACTGAGCTACGACTTATCAAAATGTCGCTTTACCGAACATGAATACGAACCAGAGTTCGACCCAGCCACAGATTTTTGAATCACCTCATCAGCAGGCTATCCTTACACCACCCAAGCCTCCTTCTCCTGATATGGTGAAGAGGGCTGCTTTTGTAGACAAGACTTATGTCTGGAAACGCAAATGAAACTCGCCTACGACATTGAAACTGATGGCTTCGATTCCACCGTTGTTCATTGTCTGGTCACACAAAATCTCGAAACCGGTCAAGTTCTTCAATACAATGACCAGGGCTCTGAGTGTGAGACCATCACCACAGGCATCAACATCCTTGCTGAGGCGGATCTTATCGTTGCCCACAACGGCATTGGTTATGATACGCCGCAGATTAAGAAGCACTACCCCTTCTTCCACCATCATCAACAGATGGACACGCTGATCCTCAGCAGGTTCTTCCATACCAACCTGTTGGACGTGGATCTGAAGAGGAAATGGCCTATGATGCCTCCCAAACTCTATGGATCACACAGCCTTGAAGCCTATGGTTATCGACTCAAGTGCCACAAAGGAGAGTTTGGCAAGACTGCTGATTGGAAGCAGTGGTCACCAGAGATGCAGGAGTACTGTGTCCAAGACGTCGCTGTTCTCGTAAAACTATGGAATCATTTCCAGAAATACCTGAAGCAGTCCGCTTAGAGCATGACATCGCTACCCTCATGGCCTCTCAGGAGGCCGTAGGATGGCCGTTTGATGTGCGTAAGGCCCAAGAGCTAGAGAACACCCTTCTCAACCGCTTGGAGAGCCTCAGAGCGTGCGCTGCGGGCGTTTGCTCGTTTGCTCCAGGTAACAAGTTCACGCCAAAACGTGACAACAAGACACAAGGCTACGTAGCTGGTGCAGAAATGCAGCGGCTCAAGGAGTTCAACCCCAGTAGCCGTGATCACATCGCCTGGTACTTCAAGACGTTTCAAGGCTGGGAGCCCAAGAAGCTCACAGAGACTGGTAAGCCAGTCATCGATGAAACCGTGTTGAAAGAGATCGGGACAGAGGAAGCGTTGGTATTCCTGAGTATTCTTGAAACACAAAAGAAGCTCGGAATGTTATCCCAAGGGAGCAACGCATGGTTGAAGTTGGTCAAGAATGGCAGGCTTCACCATTCCTGCTTTATCGGAGCAGCCACGCACCGTATGGCACATGCTCGTCCGAACCTTGCCCAGGTAAGTTCTGACGCTGACTGTCGTGAGCTGTTCATTACAAAACCTGGCTGGAAGCTGGTTGACAGCGATCTTGCTGGCATCGAGCTAAGAATCTTTGCCCACTACCTTGCCAGGTACGACGGTGGGCGCTATGCTGACATTCTTCTCAATGATGACATCCATCAGGTCAATGCTGACAAGATTGGGATCTCCCGCAGGGCGGTCAAGACTGTTACGTACGCTTTCCTCTACGGTGCGTCAACAACGAAGATCGGCCTCAGCTACGATTC